ATTTGACTGGCAATTTGCAGCTGGAGGTCCTGAGGAAAAAACTGAGAAGTTTGGGATAGCTGGTTTCAAATCTCAAATCTCAAATATGATGCTAAAACCACCGTGGGCATCTGACTTTATAATTAAAATTTCTACTGGATGGTCTGTCATAGCACCAAAAGGAGTAAAATTTATAATGTTACCTATAGCATATCCAGACACTTTTGATTTTACAGTTTCAATAGGAATTTTAAATCCTACAGTGTCAACGGAAGTGAATTTTCCTATGGTTTGGAATAAAACAGAAAAAGAGAAAACTATAATAAGAGCGGGTACTCCTTTAGGACATTTAATTCCCCTTAGTGAAAAGAAATATGAAATGGTTCAAAGAGTTGCGAATCAACATGATCGTGATTGGGAAGCAAAAATGATGAGCAGTTATAATTCTACTTTTTGGCGCCATACAATAAGAAGAAAAGTTACCACTATGTATAACAAACACTGGAAACGGTAATAACATTAATAAGAAAGGCTTTACAATTTAACTTTTTGTGTTATACTGTAGAGAAATAAAATTCTATATTTAAAGTGATATTATGAAATTCTATACAAATGTTCAACTCTATGGAAATCAAATTCTTGTTAAAGGAGTTGAAGATGGTGTAAGATATAGGCACCGTATAGATTATAAACCCTCTATGTTTGTACCCTCCCCCAAGCCCTCCAAATTTAAAACACTACATGGAAATACAGTCGAAAAAATTCAACCCGGAAGTATCAAAGAAACAAGAGATTTTATTAAAAGATATGAAGGTGTAGAAAATTTTTCGTTTTATGGAACAACTCAATTTCATTATGCATATATTGCGGAAGAGTTTACAGAAGAACTATTAGATTATGATATATCAAAAATTGTTGTGGCAACTATTGATATTGAAGTCGGTTCAGAACACGGGTTTCCAAATCCAGAAAATGCTCATGAAGAAATCACTGCTATTTGTATAAAATCAAATAGTAACATATTTGTTTATGGTTGTGGTGATTATGTCAATTCAAATCCCAATGTAGAATATATTAAGTGTTCAAATGAAACTAATTTATTGAATCAATTTATTGAAAAATGGGTAGAAATTGGTCCAGATGTAATAAGTGGATGGAATATAGAATTGTTTGACATTCCATATCTTGTTAATAGAATTAATAAATTATTCAATAATAAAAAAGCATCACAAAAACTTTCTCCTTGGGGTATTATCAAAGAAAGAAAAGTTTTTGGTATGGGAGGTAGAGAACATCAAGCATATGAATTATTGGGTATTTCAACTCTCGATTATATAGACTTATACAAAAAATTTACATATCAGGCAGTCGAAAGTTACAGACTTGATCATATTGCCTTTGTTGAATTGGGAGAAAAGAAATTAGATTATTCTGAATTTGATACTTTGCATCAACTTTATAAATTAAACTATCAAAAATTTATTGATTACAATGTAAAAGATGTTTTATTAGTTGATGCATTGGATGAAAAAATGAAATTGATAGAACTTGCTATTGCGATGGCATATGATGCGCGGGTGAATTATTCCGATGTATATATGCAGGTTCGTATGTGGGATGTATTAATATATAATCATCTCTTAAGAAAGGGTATAGTTATCCCACCTAAAAAATTTACATCAAAAAATGAATCTTATGCCGGAGCTTATGTAAAGGATCCTTCTGTTGGAATGCATGATTGGGTTGTTAGTTTTGATTTGAATTCATTGTATCCACATTTGATAATACAATATAACATAAGCCCCGAAACTTTGGTGAGTGGTCATGAAAGTTTTACAATAGATGATTTATTAGAAAATAAATTTAAAGGACAAGAAAAACTGAAGCAATTAAATTATACACTTGCTCCTAATGGTCATTATTTTGATCGGAAACAACAGGGATTCTTACCTGAAATGATGCAAAAAATGTATAATGATCGGGTCAAATATAAATCGAAAATGATTGAGGCATCTAAAAAATTGGAATCGGGCCAGGGAAATAGAAAGGAATTGATTAATGAGATATCTAAATTTAATAATATACAAATGGCAAAAAAGATTTCTCTAAATTCAGCTTATGGGGCTATTGGTAATCAATATTTCAGATTCTTTGATATTCGTTTAGCTGAGGCTGTAACATATGGAGGTCAACTTTCTATACGTTGGGTGGAACGAGAAGTGAATCAATACTTGAATAATTTATTAAAAACAGATAGTATTGATTATGTATTGGCTTCTGATACAGATTCCATTTATGTTAATTTGGGTAATCTTGTAGATAAAGTGTTTAAAGATAAATCAGATACTAACAAAATTATTAAATTTTTGGATACAATATGTGAAGAAAAATTACAACAAATAATTGATAATTGTTATACTAAGCTCGCAGAATATTTGAATGCTTATGAACAAAAAATGTATATGAAAAGAGAGGTTCTGGTAGATAGAGCAATATGGGTGGCGAAGAAGCGATATATTTTGAATGTTCATAATTCTGAAGGCATACAATATGCTAAACCAAAATTAAAAATGATGGGGTTAGAATCTATAAAATCATCAACTCCCGAAGTATGTCGAAATAAACTTAAAGAATCTTTTAGGTTAATTATGAATTCAAATGAAGATGATGTTATAGAATTTATAGAAGAATTTCGTGAAGAATTTTATATGTTATCTCCCGAAGAAGTTGCGTTTCCTCGGTCTGTTAAGGGGTTGAGAAAATATCAGGATAAAGATATGTTATATATAAAGGGAACTCCTATACATGTAAAGGGATCATTAGTATATAATAGTTTATTGAAAAAATATAAATTATCTAACAAATATCCATTAATTCAAGAAGGAGAAAAAATTAAATTCGCATATTTAAAGCAACCAAATCCTACAGGAGATACGGTTATTGCAATGGGGAACAGAATGCCTAAAGAATTTGGTTTAAATCAATATATTGATTATGAAACCCAATATGAAAAATCATTTGTGGGACCATTAAAACTTATTTTAAATGCCATAGGATGGAAGACTGAAAAAATAGCTAACTTGGAAGGATTCTTTTCATGAAAATTATATTTCTTGACCGAGATGGTGTAATTAATGTAGATGTTAGCACTTCTATTTCAAAAGAGGACCGATTGAGAGGTTTTGCCAATTATGTATTAAAGCCGGAACAATTACAATTGATAGAGGGTTCTGATAAGGCAATAAAAAGATTAAATCAAAAAGGTTATTACATAATAGTAGTTACAAACCAATCATGTATTGCTAAACGTTTAATAACACGTAATGACTTAACTTATATTCATATTGAATTGAGGTTTATGCTTTCAAAAATCAATGCCGTTATTGATGAAATTCGTTATTGTCCTCATTATCCCAAATATTCAGATCCAACTTGGGATGAAAATTTATGTGTCCCCTGCCCCTGTAGAAAACCAGGAACTTTTCTATTTGACATGGCAGCAAAAAAACATGGAATAGAGTTAAGGCATTGTGTATTTATAGGAGATTCTACTGGTGATTTTTTAGCGGCAAAAAATGCTGGAATGACTTCTATAGGAGTTAAAACAGGGTTTGCTGGACAGGATGGTAAATATGATATTGAGCCAGATCATTGGGCAACAAATCTTGAAGAGGCTGTAGGAAAATATACATAATGGAAATAGATTATAGTCTATATTTAACTAAAAACCTGGAGGAATCATTAAAACTACTACAAATAGATGTATTACGGTGTGAAACATATTTTGAAAGAGTGGATATAAAAAAAGATATTCAAAAAATTAGAAAATTATTAATGGATAGAAATGGAGAATTATGAATGAATTTTTACGTAATGTAATAAAGGAGTCAGGAAATGAATATGCTAGCCTTGTTTCAGACGGTGTACAAGCGGGTGATGTTGAAGAATATATTGATACAGGAAGTTATGCACTTAATGCTCTATTGTCTGGAAGCATATATGGAGGTTTACCTTCTAATAAAATTACTGCTTTTGCGGGTGAAACTGCAACTGGAAAAACATTTTTTGTTCTCGGAATTGTCAAGCATTTCTTGTCAGCTAATCCTACTGGTGGGGTTATATATTTTGAAAGCGAATCAGCTCTAACTAAAAATATGGTTGAGACACGGGGAATTGATTCTTCACGTATGGTTGTTTTCCCAGTTTCAACAATTCAAGAATTTGCCCACCAAGCTACACGTATCGTAGATAAACATTTAGAGGATAATAACCCCGCGCCTTTATTAGTATGTCTTGATTCGTTGGGTATGTTGTCAACTACAAAAGAAATGGGTGATATTCAAGAAGGAAAAGATATAAAAGATATGACCAGGGCACAATTAATCAAGGGGTGTTTTCGTGTATTAACACTTAAATATGGTAAAGCTGGTGTGCCTCTTTTGGTAACTAATCACACATATAAAACAATGGGATTATATGCTTCTGATGAATTGGGTGGAGGTCAAGGTTTAAAGTATGCCGCATCATCAATTGTTTTACTTTCAAAACGAAAAGAGAAAGATGGTACTGATGTAATTGGAAATATTATACATTGTAAAAATTATAAATCTAGGTTAACTGTTGAAAATAAAATAATTGATTCTCTTGTTACTTATGATAAGGGATTAGATCGTTGGTATGGAATGTTAGAATTGGCAGAGGAGGCCGGTATTTTTAAGAAGATATCTACACGATATGAAACTCCTACTGGTTTGAAACTTTATGGTAAACAAATATTAAATGAGCCAGAAAAACATTTTACTGAAGATATTATGAAATCTATTGATAAATTTTGTCAAGAGAAATTTTTATACGGAGTTAATACAACTGACACTAAAGAGATTATACAAGAATTGGATGAGGAAATTAATGAGCCAGACAAGAGAGATTAAAGATTATTATGAATTTATCCCACATCCGGATGAAGATGATGGACATTGGTGCCTTAGATTAAAAGAAGGCAAATTCAAAGGCGTGATTTATCGGTATGGTAAATTAGCTATAGATGATAAAGAAAATAATGACGGAAACTTGACAGCTAAGTTTGAATATGATATAATAAAGGTTCCCGAATCAATACGTGATTTAAATTATTCTGATGAAGAGGGGGAAGAATTTATCACATTGATCGGCGATGTATTAATGGAAGTATTAGATAAGGATTTACAGGAAACTAAAGAAGAAAGTGAAGATGGAACAACTAGAAAATATAATTTTGAAAAATCTAATATATAATGAAGAATATGCTCGCAAAGTATTACCTTTTTTATCTCCAGAATATTTTATTGATAGAGTAGAAAAAATCATTTTTGAAACAGTTAATAGTTTTATTATAAAATACAATAACTTACCGACTATTGAGGCTCTTACAATAGATGTTGGTAATAATTCTGAATTGAGGGAAGAAGAATTTCAATCAACTATAGAACGAATTAGTTCTTTATCACAACAAAAGGATGAAAAACCCGATAATGCCTGGTTACTGGAATCAACAGAAAAATTTTGTCAAGATAAAGCAATTTATAATGCTGTGGTCGAGTCAATAGGAATCCTTGATGAAACTAAAACAACTCCTAAAAGAAAAGATGCTATACCTTCTATTCTTTCTGATGCTCTTAGTGTTTCTTTCGACCCTCATATCGGCCACGATTATATATGTGATGTTGATGATCGTTATGATTATTATCACAGGGCTGAAACGAAAATTCCATTTGATTTGGAATATTTTAATAAAATAACAAAAGATGGACTTTCATTAAAAACATTAAATATTGCTTTAGCTGGAACGGGAGTTGGAAAAAGTTTGTTCATGTGTCATATGGCGGCTTCATGTCTATCTCAAAATTATAATGTATTGTATATTACTCTTGAGATGGCGGAAGAAAAAATCGCAGAACGGATTGATGCAAATCTTTTGGGAATTCCTTTAGATGATCTTTCTCAAATACCTAAAGACATTTACGAGCGTAAATTTAAAAAACTTAAAGACAACATTAAAGGTCGATTAATAATTAAAGAATATCCTACAGCAACAGCAAGCACTTCACATTTTCGTCATTTATTTAATGAACTTAATCTTAAAAAATCTTTCAAAGCAAATATAGTTTTTATAGATTATTTAAATATTTGCACTTCTGCACGGATAAAACCGGGCGCACAAGTAAACAGTTATACCTATATAAAATCTATTGCTGAAGAATTAAGAGGGTTGGCAGTAGAATACAATATTCCTATTATGTCAGCAACACAAACGACACGTACAGGATTTATGAGTACGGATGTTGGATTGGAAGATACCTCAGAATCTTTTGGTCTACCTGCCACCGCAGATTTTATGTTTGCTATTATATCTAATGATGAATTAGAACAATTAGGTCAATTGTTAATAAAACAGCTTAAAAATAGATATAATGATCCAACTCATAATAAACGATTTGTTATTGGTGTGGATAGATCGAGGATGAAACTTTTTGATTGCGCACAAGCAGCACAGACAAATTTAGTTGATAGTGGTCAAGATGCTGATAAAGATGATATTCCTTCTTTTGACAGAGCAACAGGTAATAAATTTTCTAGAAAAAAAGATTTTTCCGGGTGGCAAGTATAAAATATAAAAATGGTTGAAAAAATTATTTCTTGGGAAAGATTTCAAGCAATGAAAAAGTCGCGTGAGGAGATGAAAAATGTTCCTCAGCGTTTTCGGGTTGGGGAATATTATATTAATTCTAAGGTTGGGGAATTAATACACATTCTTTACGATTTCAAATTATCTAATAATTCTGGTACAATACATGACAGCGATATTTTTATAGGCATTGTATACCTTGTAGAAACAAATTTACGTGAGTTGTCATTAATTCCATATCACGATAATATAGAAGTGACGGGTTGGGATCTTACAACAAAGGAAGTGTTTATGGAATTTATTCCAGATGTTGAACCAGATAATGAACCACCCGAACCATCAGCTGCATGAAATAGGAGAATATAATGAGTATCAATGTAATATCGCCCGAAGGACCCTTTTCTATTCAACTTGATTATAGGGGGTATTCTATTATAATTTTTAAATCTGGAAAATTTGATCCATATGATGATGGGTCGACAATGAAATGCGATATTAAAGTTTTACGTGACAATGTAGATGTTACTAATGAATTAGATGAATTTATGTCCCCTACAGCAGAACATTTAAGACAAATATATGATTGGATTGATAATAAAAATCAAAAAGCTGGACATATTTGGTACGTTACCGCTTGTGAAAAATGTGGACATATGGAAACACTAGAACAGAGAGTTATATAAATGTCTAATGCAATAGATTATTATGAAATGTCTCCTGTTGAAAAACATGGAGATATTTGGTTCAAGCGCGAAGATTTATATAAGCCGTTTGACGATTTTGGTATTTCAGGTGGTAAAGTCAGACAATGTTTGGCATTAGTAGATAATAATAAAGAATTTATTAAACAAGAATGTGATTCCACCCTCGCAACAGCAGCTTCTATAGGCTCTCCTCAAAATCCAATTGTTTCTCGCGTAGCCAAACATTTTGGTTTTAATTCTATAATTGGAATTGGAAATACTACACTCCCCAAAGCAATAAACGAAAATAAAACTTTAACTTATTGTCAAGAAGCGGGCTCTGAAGTTATTGTACTTTCTGAAACACAAGGATATAGTAATGTGTTATATGCTGGTTTAGATAAATTGGCTACTACTCGGAAGTTTTTTAAAATATTATTCGGATATCAACTTCAATCTAATCGTAAATCTGTAGTTGATGTTATATCACATCAAGTCAAAAATATACCTGAAGAAATTGATACGTTAGTAGTTAATTGTGGCAGCGCTGTTTCATTTATTGGTATTATGAATGGTATACTTAATCAAAATAGAAAATTTAGAGTTGTTGCCATACAACCATTTGGTTATGATAGAACAAAATTTATAGAAGAGGGTATTGAACATATGCGCTGGGAATATGATTATGAATATCATAAAGGAAATTATCCATATCATAAAAAAGTTCCCGCTGTGATTTCTGATACATTAGAATTAGATAATGTGTATGAATCCAAAGCCTATCATATGATGTTAGATGAAAATATAGTTGATCCTAAAAAAGAAAATGTTTGTTATTGGGTTATTGGTAATGCAAATTTTCTCCGCTGAAAAGTAAAAAAATGTTAGCGTATATATTAGGAAATGGACCATCTCGTAAAGAAT